TAGTTGTACGGATAGTGACCCAAGTGCAAATGGTGGTGATACAAAGGCTGATTCTAAAGAAATTTTTACAACTACTGCCATGGCCTGTAGACGAGCGTACATTAGTAAAATTGAAGGAAATTTAACAGCACCTGTAGCACTACCAAAACCACAGTATCAAGATGTTGTTGTTGGTAATGTTGTAAGAAATACAGTAAATGTACCTGTGGTGGAACAAGTAAGAAGAGAAAGAAATAACATTACTAAAAGAGTATTAAGGTCTTTATTATCCGAATGTGATTATTTTGAAACAATTAAAACCGAGACACCAATGGTGTATGATAACTTAAAAGATAAGTTAAAATTTTTCCAACCAGCATTTCACTCAACAACACCTGAAGGGTTAAACTCTCGTTTAACGTTTTTACAACAGTGTATGAGGCCTGGTGAGACAATACCTACGGTAAAACAAGATACACCACAGAGTAAACCAACATTGCAATACAACAATGCGATTAACACCTCATTTGGTGCTCCTCCTGTTTTAGTGTTAAGAATCGGTGATTTTTACAATACGAAAATAATACCGGATAATTTAAGTTTAACTTATGAGTCTTTAGACATTAATCCTGAAGGAATTGGAATACAACCAATGATTGCTAATGTTACATTATCATTTAAATTTGTTGGAGGTAGTGGTTTAAAAGAATCTGTTGATAAGTTACAAAACGCATTAACATTTAACTATTATGCTAACACCGAAATGTGGGATGATAGAGCCGATGTTACCGCTCAAGAAGATTTCTTAAAAATACTTGATAGTGAATTTTTAAAACAAGACACATTATTTTCACCACCCGCATTAAATCAGGCAACACCAAATGCTGGTCAAAACAATAATTCAACGGTAGGCACGAGTATAAGTAAGGACATTGTCGATGGATTTGAAACAGGAACATTAAGTTATTCCGATTTCATGGTTCAAGTGGTTAATAATACTCAAACATATTTTACAACAGTTGTTAATAAAACTAAAGAAACTGTTAATCAGTATAATAATGCGGTTCGTCAACAATGGATGTTACAGCGTTCATATACTCAAGGTAATTTATCTATTGATGACTCTGAGGTTGTTTTATTTGGTAAACCAAGTAATATTGAAAAACGTTTTGATACGATATTCTCTGACTTTGAAGAAAATATTAACAACGGTAGTGACCCATTCATAGAGTTTATTAGTGTAAAAAATATTGGATTCACTCCAAAAGTAATTCGTATTATTAAAGAGAATTATTACAATTTTGTTAAAAATAAAAGAAGTTCATTTCAAACCGCAATATCAAAAATTACTCAAGAATTAACAACGGAAGAACAAAGTTATTTACAAACATTAGGTAGAGTAAACCTAATTACTTTTGAAGGTGAAACCGATAAAGGTACTGACGGATACCAAGGTAAAACAGGAAACGTTATGGTATATGTTACAACGGGAACTGATAAAGTTGCCGTTAATTCAACCGCCACGGACACATTCCAAGAATTACGTGACGATATTGGAAAAATTCAAACAAACATTGGTGAATTTAATACCGCAATATGGAGTGATAGTAGTTTTACTTATGGTAAAAATAATTACACAGGTAATTTAGTTTTTGAAACGGAAACAAATGGTGTGTCTAAAGCGGTTACTGTTGAAGATGTGTTCTTACCTTTTAGTACAAATACATTGATTGTTGATGACAAAGCATTTAAGAGACAATATATGATAGTATCTGAAGATGTTTTAGACGAAAAAAAATATCAAACATTTAAAGATGCGTTAATTAATAATGTTGTTAACAACAAATCTCTAAGTGATGGAATTAATGATATTGATTTTGTGTTCGATGCTTATTGGATAACTAAAGCCAAACCAGTGTTTGCTGAGGAAAATAATATTACCAAGGCGTTTATTGATAATTTAGAAAAAACTAAATTGAAAGATTTTTTAAACTATACTCCTTTCGACAAGAAAGAGAGAGTAGTTACATATACTGTTGAAAACAGTGCGGATAACGATAATAAAAAGGCACAAGAAAATATGATTAAAGGTTTGGGAGCAACGACCAACTCAAATACAAATAATAACACTTGGAATGATAAGAATGGTTCAACAGGTGCTTACACATCAAAAGCAAAATTAAATTAATGGCATTTCAATATTGGAACCGATACAGTGATTTTTTAATAAATGGAGAACAAACCGTTGTCCCTTACGTGCCGATTACTCAAAAATCGACAGATAAAGCTTACATATATAAAGTGGCTCAAAGTAGGTTGGATAAAGTATCCCAAGAGTACTATAATTCACCTTATTTTAACTGGTTAATCCTTCAGGCAAATCCTGAGTTCGGTGGTCTTGAAAACAACATTTATGACGGTGCTATATTGATTATCCCATTTCCGTTACTACCATCTCTACAGGATTATAAAGCGGCTTTAGAAAATCATTTTTATTATTATGGTAGGTAATTTAGGACCAGACAACAGTGGTAGAATTTATGTTGAGTTTGATTACAATAATCTTATTGTAGTTGACCCTAACAAAACTGAAGATGCGTTAGGAAACATTAGAGAAAGATTAGTTGACCATGAAAATTTGGTTATGTACGCTAATCTTGAGGCGGATGTGTTGCCAAGAACAAAACTGGCGGTTGGCATTAGTCCTGAAGATAGTGGGATAAATACCGTTTCGGTCGCTAAAATGAACTTCCTTAAACCGTCAAAAAATAATTATTTAGGTACGGGTTATTATGACGAATTAACAGGTCAAAATAGTACAAAGTTTGACGGAAGCAACCAACCTGCAGAACTTGGACAACAATCGAGTGCGGGTTCAAAACCATATATTCAAAATACAGTTGCTAACGAATTAAACGTTATGGATAATGGGTTGTTAGGTATAACCAGCATTAATATAACAACAAATTCGTCGTTCATTCCAACTGTTGATATACAATTAGAGGATGTGCAAGGAAGGGCATTATTTCAGTTAGGTAATAATTCACCCTACTCGGCTTTCTTTAATTTACCTTATCCACCATTCTATCTTACCCTTAAAGGATTTTATGGACAGGCAATTAGATATCAATTAAATTTAGAAACATTTCACGCAACATTTAATTCGTATAGTGGTAATTACCGAGTTGATTTAAAATTTAAAGGATACAAATTTAATATATTAAATGAGGTTGCGATGGGACATCTATTGGCAGCACCACACATGTACTCTCAAAGATTTAACTTTGGAGCAACACCAGTTACACCACAACAAAGTAATAAATCAGTTGAATCACAATCTAAGACTCAAGCAGCCGTTGGTTCTAATAACCCAAATAGTAGTGATGCGGTGGTTACCGAATTGGTAACCGAAAGAGGGTATCAAAAAATAGTTGAAGTTTATAGTGAGTACAAAGCAAAAGGATTAATACCTGTAGACTTACCTGAACTAACATTAGTTCAATTAATGGTTAAATTAGATGAATTTGAAAAAAATATTGTAAATTCTTTTGATAAAGTTGAAGTAGAATCTTTAACTAATATACGAAACTATAAAGGTATCTTAACTCAATTTTTTTCAAATGTTAGAGGGAATTCAAATAGTTCTTGGTTTGCAATAAATTTAAACCCACAACCACTTATTTTATTTGGTGGTGATAAGGTTTATGCGTTTAAGGTTATGGACCGAAAACCAAAAGAAGATGCAATTTCTAAATTACAAAAAAACATTACAGAATATAATAACGCTTTGGCGGGAAACCCAACCGTAGGTGTTAAGGGTAAAACTCCAATACCTAATCCAATCAAATATGAAATGATGGTGATAGACAATATTGACGAATCACAAATTGATTGGGTTACAACTACAGTTACTCAGACAGGAGTTTCAAATCCGACTAAAGAACAGATTGAAAGGATTAAATCGCAATATGGTGACTTTGTTGTAAGTATTAATGAGGTTACGATTAACGGTAAAGAAAGTTATAACCTGAACAAAGAACCATACTTTATTTTTGAAGGGAATGGTAGGTTTGATTCAACAATCTCATCATTAGATGCTCAGGCAAATAAAAAGTTATCGGAATATGAATCAAAGATAACTGCGGATTTATTGAAAAAAATTGAAGATAAAGATGCGGGTATTGGATTTAAACCGACCGTTAGAAATATTATTGCGGTTATTATGGCATCCGCAGAGGCGTTCTTAAGATTGTTGGATGACGTTCACACCAATGCATGGAATGTAAAATATGACCCTGTAAGAAAAAACGCAATTTTAGACAATACTTCATCTGCGCCTGGTTCTGACACAGTAGACAACGTTTTCAGAAGACAAGGTTCAATATTGGGAAATACTGCTGCGGAAAACTCTCAAATTCCAGTATACCCTTGGCCTCAATTTTTTGTTGAGACACCTGAAGATAAAAAGGGAAGGTTTCAATTAAAATACATTGCAGACCCAACAGTTATTGATAGAACTCAAGGAGGTAACTACGCTAAATGGCCTGAGGTTGAATTTGTTGAAGAATACATCAAAGGTCTTACTCAAAAATTCCAAAACCCTATCGCTCAACAACCACTAGAAAACCAAAGGGATACTAACATTATTAATATAAACGCCATTGAGTTTCCATCTGAAGGTATTGCCTACGCCAACAAAGAAGAAGTTAAGTTTTTCTACGAAATATGGGAAAGACAATTTTTAACATCACATTATTCAGGGTTAGTTCGAGCTAATCAAAGTCAAATAAATGACCTACTTAAACTTAATATTGAGACCGAAGTTAATAATATTAAGGATAGTTTAGGTGTTAGTTCACCATATATAACTTTTAAGTTAAAAAATTATGGGTTAAATGCCAAAATCTACCCATTGTTCTTGAGTAATATTTCGAATATGGGAACGGGTAGGTCTTATCAGGACTATATTAGGGATTTCTTTGTAACACCGTATATTAAGAATTTGACTGAAAATTCATTTACTATACTAAGAACTAGTGATATTGGTAAAATACCTCAAGTTGGAACCAGTTCAGACGCTCTTAGAACTTTAATAACTAATGCGTCTAATGAACCATTGGTGGTTGATACATTACCATACACTAATGAGACTTGGTGTATTAATAATTTAAATCAAAGTGCAAGTGCAACTGGCAATCAAGTTTATGATACCAAAAAAAGTTTAACAATTTTTGAACCGAGAAAAATTATATCAAATTTTAGTGATGTATATTCATATACAACTAATAGACCTGTAACCAATTTCTCATTCTTAAAGGTTAAGAATCCATCGACTGTTGCGTCTTTAGGTGGAGAATCTCAAGGAAATCGAACTAAATTAGAACAATTTTATTTAGGAAGAACTCCAGATAACTTCATCGCAACTGAAGGATATTGTGACGGTATTACCCCAACAGAGTTATTAAGCCCAAGAAGTACCACCTCAATGTTGAATACCCCTTATTTTATCAATGCGATTCAAAATGGTGTAGATAATTTTAAGAAAAAAGATAACTACCCTTATGTTCAGGCTGCGTATTTATTTCTTAATTCGTTACCACTTGCAACATTAAGGGAAAAATATAAATCCATTTCAACAGACGACACTCCAACTGATTTGGATTATATCGCTTCTACATTTAAAAAGTTTGGAGCCATTCATAAAATTCCATACGCTTGGATTTTGAAATACGGTTCTATTTGGCACAGATATAAAAAATATAAAGAGAGTGGAGTTGATATTCTAACTAATGTATGGAAAGATTTTGATTATACGACAAATTATAATCCAATAACTAATGAAACAACAACACCGTACACATTCAAGTATGGTGGGGTTGATAGAAATATTGTTTTACAGAACGAAACCGCAACTGACGTTAATATGCAAATAGGATTTTACCCTAAATTAATTAACGACTTTAACGTATTTTATAATGGTTATGATTTGTATAATGGATATACGGATACCGAAATTCAGGATAGTGTTAATAGCGGTATGAAGATGTATGACTTTTTGGAATCAAATATTATTGGTGCTAAACAAGGGGATAAAAATTTAAGGTTAAACACTTGGTCTGTGTTATTACCTGATTTAATTCCTGAAACAGATATTAATTGTAATCCTAAAAACAATACAAAAAGTGTGGAGTATTTTATTGTACCATCTTTTGGGACACCATACAACCAAACGGCCGATTCCTGTTTAACTGATGTGACAACATCACCAGTCACTAAAGTGTCACTTAGTTCAAATAGTAGTGTCTATAATGGTTCGGTAAGATGTTTATGGTCGGCGCCAAACTATGGGTATTTTGATAATACTCAAATTGCATTCCCAAGCCCTGAATCATATTTAACTTTAATTAATACGGGTAATACTCAAACACCAATTCATTTCTTAAATGTTAATGAATATTCTAAAATTGAGGAGACATTCTCTGTATTCGAAAAAAAGATATTAGATAATTTTGAAGAAGAATTCTTAAAATTTTGTAAACCAATTACAAATAATGATAATGGTAATGAAACGGTTACCTTTGGGCAAAGTCCTGTTAATAACACAAGTAGTTTTAGAAACTTTCAATCGTTATTTAAAACGTTAATGATGGTACCTGCACAAGTTGACGGTGTTGGTGAAGAAACTTATTTTAAAAGTGTTATTGATAAACAATACAATGTGTTCCAAACAGGAATTAAATCTTTCATGGAATACGATGTAATATTAAGATACGGAAATCCTTCAAATTATAACCGAAGAATTTTTGATTCATACCTTTCATTTAACGGACCTGCGGTTGTAACAGACCCAATAACTTTCAACCCATATGTTAAAGGTAGCCTACCAACTAAAGGGGGTAATGTAACATTAACTCAATCTAAAATCGCAAATCCTGAAGCATGGCTTGTGTTAGAAACGGAAGTAGGGTTTTCAACAATACCTAATGTTGTTTACAGTTCAAGTGGGTCTTACATTACAGACTTTTTTGTTGATAATAATATTGAATTTACACCACAGAATGTCACATTACTTGCACAAATAATTAAAATGTATGCAACACAAAAAGTTAAGTCACCAACAATTAGTGTTTCACAATTTAAAAATCAAATAGTTCAATATCTTGGGATTGAAACAGAATTACAAAACAATTTCTTGAATGGAGTTCTAACAGGTTTAGAAAGAGCGCTTCCGTCCCAACAACAGGTACCACAACAAACAATTCAAAGTGCGGTAACGGGGGAACAAAGTAAAGTTGAAAATTATGAAATTTTTAAAGCATTAAATGATAAATGGATTGCCGGTGGGGATTTTACCAACAGAACTTTATTTGAGGACATAATGTTTTTAGATAGAGCCTCAAGAAATATTGGTGATACAATTTTAATAGATATTTTTGATTTAAAAAATATGTTTAATGAAAATTCATTAAATCAAGCAATGAGTGTCTATACATTTATTAGCGGTATTCTTATTAAGAATAATTTTAATGTTATGAATTTACCTGCGTATGTTAATTTCTATAACGTACAAGATGTTGATGGGACCACAATACCAAAGGGGGAAAGTCCTAGAGCTTTTGCGGACAGTTTATGGGGAACTTATTTAGATGTTGATTATAGAAAATCGGGGCCTAAGATGGTTTGTTTTTATGCAGGAAAACCCTCACAATATTTGGACTTACCAAAAGGGAATTTTAAGTTTAGAGATGACGGATTTGAAATGAGAAGATTTTCTGAAAACCCTTTAATAGAGGACCAAACAGGTAAAAAAGATTGGGCGGTTTCTAATAAATGTGTTGGGTTTACTGTTGACATCGGTATTAGAAATCAAAATGTGTTCTATTCATTTACCGTATCTCAAGACAACGGCACAGCCACCTCTGAATCGATTAATACTTTAATAAATATGGTTGACCAGTCTTCAGGTAGACAAACCGCAACCCAAAATAATAGTATCTATAATTTATACAAACAAAGAAGTTATAAATGTTCTGTTGTTTCATTAGGTAATGCGTTAATACAACCAACAATGTATTTTAACCTTAGACACGTACCAATGTTTAATGGTCCTTACATGATTCAAGATGTTCAACACTCAATTCAAGCGGGTAATTTCCAAACAACCTTCACAGGGGTTAGACAAGGAATTTTTGATTTACCTGCAATTGATAGTTTCTTACAGAGTATTAACCAAAACTTGATTACCAAATTAGAAGAATTAATTAAGGTTAATAAAGAGAGTATAACCGTAACAGGGACAACAAATGCCGTTAAGAGTAACATTATACCTCAAAAGGCGGACAACGCTCTTGACACCACAAATGCATGTAAAAGTAATGTTCTTAAAACTTTTGCGGATGCAGGGTTTGGGGATAGTGTTGTAGGAACGTTAACCGAAAAAACACCAAAAGAACTGGCTGATGTGTTAATTAAGGAAATACCTAATAGTGAAGAATTACAGATAATAATATATTGTTTATCATATATGAGGAGTTTCCAAATAACTTCCAAAAGTAAATTAGGTGCGTTTAATGGGTGGAATAATAATTTAGCAACAATATCTTTAGATACGAGTTATAATGGACTTAACACTACTTTAGATAAGTCATATAGTTGTATTAAATCTAAATCAAATGATTCAACCTCACAATCTTTACCTGTTGTTCATTTTAGCACTATTGAAAAATATGTGAGATTTATGGCCAGTAAGTTAACGGAGTCGGTTCCTGAAATATTAGACATTGGATTAGCTAAATGGTATGTTTGTTATTGGCCTGACCGTAATGGAGTGTCTCCTGAATATTATGACTCAAACATAAGTAAATATGAACAAACTAGAATCACCCTACTTGCCGCAGTAGATTCTGCAGTTAAGGTTGGATTATCAAGTTTGGAAAACTCAAAAGACTTGAAAGCAACCATTAAAAATGTAAGAATAAACAGAACATCCGGTACTTCAGGAACAAGTGGAACTTCAGGAACATCTGGTACTTCAGGAACATCTATAGAGTCAATATTAGGTTTAGAGTGTCCTCCACCTTCGATTACGACAATTTCTCCACTATCGGGTTATACTGGAACAATTGTTCAAATTAGTGGAAGTAGTTTATCAACCACAAGTTCAATTAAAATTATTGGAGTTGAGGTACTTAGAAAAGATATAACAGTTCTTAATGATAGTTTAGTTAATTTTATTGTACCTAAAGTTTTAACAGGGGATGTTAGTGTTAATGGAAGAATTGAAATTAAAACCGACCACGGGTCATTTACAAGCCCAAGGTTATTCAACTACAGTCCTACGTTAGGAACCAACACCAACCCGCAAGATAATGGACCGTTAACTTTGTCTGGCACCTCAATACCGTTAAATGAGAGTAAGACACAATCGTTAAATGTTAAGGTAAACCCTCAAAATACAGGGTGGGTAATTTCTCGAGGAGTAAGCATGAATTACACAGTATATGAACTTGAGGAAATTAATAATGTAATTAGTAGAAAATATATTTCAAAAGGAGAAGTACTTGTTGAAGGCCGAGTTATTAATAATCAATTTAACATAACCCTTGAACAAGTAGAATTATTATTAAAAAATAACATTCCTAAAAACGAAGGTAAAACGCAGATTGATATTATGTTTAGTGTGAGCGCATCTAAAATACAACAGCAACCTGTGGTACAGCAATTTCCATTTAAAGTATGGTATACAACACCAAACCAAACTCAAGTACCTATAGACAACGTTCCAACAAGTCAAACTAAAGTAACGTTCCCACCAAAACAACTTTCAATTGTTAATGTCGGGGAGTCCCCTTCAATACAAGGTGTTGGTCCAACTTACTATAATATTAGGAAACCTGGAGGTGGATTTATCACACTTAATTTTACGGTACCTCAAGGTGAACAATATAATGATAGTTGGAGAGGGTCTAGTTTGATTATAGACGCATTAACTTTTTCAACAGTACCAAATAGTATTTTGCTGGGAGTTGACACTAATTACACAAATGACGTAACCGTAAGGTCTTTAGGCGCGTTTAGGTTACAAATTGAATATCTTCCGTACGGGTTTACTAGTCCGATTAATGGAGAGATATTAAGACAAACCATATTAAGTGATATTTTCACTTTATAACATAACAACATATTTATATAAAAAAGAATATTATGGACATTAATACAGCAATCAGTAATTATCTTGGAAAAAAAATTAATTATTCTGAAAAAGATAATAACGACGGAACAAAAGAAGTTTGCGACTTAGCAACAGGCCAATGTTATACAGTAAGAGAACGTGATGGTCTTATCGAAAGAGCAGGAAACAGTACTTACGCTAACAGACAAGTTATGGTTGAAACCGATAACGGATTAAAACAATTATTAAACGGATAAAAAATGAGTTTAGATAAAAAAATATTAAGTGAGATTGACAGATACAGAAGTATCAACAAATACATCTCAGAACAAGCTGAAGAGATTCCTACAACACCTGAAGAAGATTTAGGAGCATTAGCGCCAGCCGTTGGTGATGTAGGGGCAGGAGCTCCACCTCCACCGTCAGACGTGGCAGCAGTTCCACCTCCGGCGCCTGAAGCACCAGTATCAGGCCCATTAGATGTTGAGAACGACCCAGATGTGGAAAAACTTGATGATGAAGGAAATAGTGAAGAAACAAGTAACGAAGAAGGTGACTCCGAAGAACTTGATATCACAGAATTAGTAGATTCTCAAAAAAGTATTCAAACAAAACAAGATGAATATTTTGAAAACTTATTCTCACAATTAAATGACTTACAGTCAAAACTTGGTGAAATGGATAATATTATGAATAAGTTAAACACTCTTGAGAATAAAATTGAAAAATACAGAGAAAAAACTCCACAAGAAAAATTAGAGTTAAGAACTTACGACTCATACCCATTCAATCAAAAACTTTCACAATTTTTTGATGACAAGTCAGAAGAGATGGAAAAGACGGGAAAAAATGATTATGTTTTAACTTCCGACGAGGTACAAGACATCAACGTTAACGATATCAAAAATTCTTTCCAACCTGGAGGAGGGGAAGACAAAGACAGTTACAAAACTTCTTTTAGATAATAACGAAGGTGTCGAAAGACACCTTTTTTATTTGACAATACTATATTTTCACTTATATTTATAGAACAATTTAATCATTTAATTTTTAAAAACATGAGTTCATTAGACGCCGTATTGGCACAGTACGAAAAATCACAAAGTTCATCGGGCGGGGCCCAAAGTAAGATGTCGCAAGACGAAAGAATGAAAAAGTATTTCGCTTTAATCCTTGGGGATAAAGAGAAGTCAGGTCAGAGAAGAGTAAGAATCCTTCCTACCGCAGATGGTTCCTCACCATTCAAAGAGGCATGGTACCACGAAATTCAAGTAGGTGGCCAATGGCAAAAATTCTACGACCCAGGAAAGAATGACAACGAGCGTTCACCTTTAAATGAGGTTTACGAAGAGTTGATTGCCACAGGTAAAGAGTCTGACAAACAGTTAGCTGCTCAATACCGTTCTCGTAAATTTTATATCGTTAAAGTTATCGACCGTGACCACGAGGAAGACGGTGTGAAATTTTGGAGATTTAAACACAATTACAAGAATGATGGTATTTTAGATAAAATCATCCCAATTTGGAGAAACAAAGGTGATATCACTGACTCTGAAAAAGGTCGTGATTTAATCATAGAATTGGCAAAATCTAAAACACCTGCAGGTAAGGAATACACAACCGTATCTACGATTATGTATGACGACCCAGCACCTGTTCACACAGATGCAGCACAAGCGACCGCTTGGGTTAATGATGAGTTAAGTTGGTTAGATGTTTATTCTAAAAAACCTGTAGACTATCTTGAAGCAATTGCTCGTGGAGAGACTCCAAAATGGAGTACTGAAAAGGGTGGATATGTTTATGAGAACTCTACAGTTGAAACCGAATCATTCGGTGGTGGAGCTTCTAAAAGTGGTAAACCAGCTGTAGCTGCGGACCCACAAGCAAATGACGAACCAGACGGAGACTTACCGTTCTAATTTATAACAAGGGTGGGAATCCCCCACCCTTTAATTTTTATCACATGACGTTTAAAGAAGAAATTGACTTACAAGTAAGAGATAATAAGATGTTATCTTATGAGATTTTAAGTCAACTAAAAGACAAAGGTTACTTCTCAGGTAGAAGTAAACAAATCGGTGACACTGTTTTGTTTGGGATGTTAAAAGAAGAAACTGGTGACGGACAACTTAATCTTAGATTAATTACTTTCCACGAAGAAGAAATCGGAACTCTTTATGAGGAAGATAACACTTTCTACAATCGAAATAAAACAAACAAATTACCAAACCTTAAAAGAATAGAAAATGGCAATTAAAAAAAACGACTTTAAGTCCATCAAAGAGAAATTCTCAACATCGGCAAAATATAAACCTCAAAGGTTTTTTGACTTAGGTCCTGATTTCTTGGACGCAGTTGGTTTGCCAGGTCCTGCTATTGGACACTTGAATATGTTCCTTGGTCACTCAGATACAGGTAAGACGACTGCACTTGTAAAGACTGCGGTTGATGCTCAAAAGAAGGGTATCCTTCCTGTGTTTATTATCACAGAACAAAAATGGTCATTCGAACACGCCAAATTAATGGGGTTTGATTGTGAAGAGGTAGTTGATGAATCAACAGGTGAGTTAGATTGGGATGGTTTCTACATCTTCAATAACAACTTCAGTTACATCGAACAGATTACTGACTATATCAACTCGTTATTAGACGAACAAGAAAAAGGTAACTTGGACTACAGTTTGTTGTTTTTATGGGACTCAGTGGGTTCTGTACCATGTAAGATGACCTTTGAAGGTAAAGGTGGTAAACAACACAACGCAAGTACCTTGGCCGACAAGATTGGTATGGGTATTAACCAAAGAATTTCAGGGTCTCGTAAAGCTGATTCAAAATATGAAAACACCTTGGTTATTGTTAACCAACCATGGGTTGAACTACCTGACAATCCTTTCGGACAACCGAAGATTAAAGCTAAGGGTGGTGAAGCCATTTGGTTAAACTCATCATTGGTATTCTTATTCGGTAATCAAAAAGGTGCGGGTACAACTAAAATTACCGCAACTAAAGATAAGAGAACAATTAAATTCGCATCAAGAACAAAAGTTTCTGTAATGAAAAACCACATCAATGGATTGGGTTACGATGACGGAAAGATTATTGTTACACCACACGGATTTATTGGAGGTAAAGAGGCTAGTGAAGAAAAAACTTCATTAGAAAAATACAAAAAAGAATACGCAGACTATTGGAAAAACATCATCGGAACTGACGGTGATTTTGACCTGAAAGAAGAAAAAGAAGATTAGTTTATTGTTTCACCCTTTAAATCACAACAGTGACTAAGACATTATTAGTAGACGGAGATAATCTGTTTAAGATAGGATTTCACGGAGTTAAAGAGATGTATGATAATGGAGACCACTTAGGAGGACTCTATCATTTCATCAACATCTTAAGACGATTTCTAGAAGAGCACAACTTGGATAAGGTTGTGGTCTTTTGGGATGGTGATTCGAACTCATCAATTAGGAAATCTATATACCCCCGATATAAGGCGAATAGAAGGCAGGATATGAACGAGTACAAGTACGAGTCATACCTCCAACAAAAATCTCGAGTTAAACAATACCTCGAGGAGATATTCGTACGCCAAGTTGAGATGATTAACAACGAGGCTGATGACTTAATCGCTCACTACTGTAAAGTCGCAACGGATGAAGACGTAATAATCTTCTCAGCAGATAAAGACTTAACTCAACTCATATCTGAAAGAGTTACCATATATTCTCCAATCACAAAACAATATTTTAAGAATGGGGATATGATAACAATCAACAAGGTTGAGATACCACATTACAACGTTTTAATTACCAAAGTTTTCACAGGAGACAAGTCCGACAATATCGATGGTATTGAAGGATTAGGGGAAAAAACTTTATTAAAATTCTTTCCTGATTTGCAGGAAATGCCCTGCACTATCAACAGATTACTCGATATTGCCCGAAATAACGAGCAAAAGAAAAAACCAAAAGCTCTTGAGAATATTTTGACTGGTAAGACAAAAAATGGTATACTTGGTGAGGAGTTCTATAATACAAACATGAAGATTGTAGACCTTGAAAACCCACTTATTACAGATGAAGGTAAAGAGTTAGTCGAACAAATACAGACAGACACAATTGACCCCACAGATAGAGGGTACAAAAACTTAATGAGACTTATGATGGAAGACGGTCTCTTCAAATATCTTCCAAAAAACGATGAGGCTTGGGTAAACTTCCTAAGACCATTTATGAAATTAACAAGAAAAGAAAAACGAAACACAAACAAAAATTAAAATCGCATGAAAGAGCAAGACAGTACAAAAATGGAATTCCTTTTAACATTGAATGACAATATTGTAGTTCAAAGATTTTTTAACGTTAGAGGGTATAACCCTAAAGCGAAAAACTCGGTGGAGTTGTATAACTTCATTTTAAGTTTAAGAGATGAATTGATTTACACGTTAAAAATGAAGGCCGTAATTTACATGATGGATAACAAAGATGCTATTGAGCATGACCCATCAATTATGAATACATCTTACACAGATGGACCTGAAGTTTTTAACATTTATGTTAAAGTTGGTGAACAGACAATTTGTCATAGAGTTTTTGATGGAAAACTTTTTCCACCAAAAGTTCGTTATACCGTTGACGCAAGACCACTTTTAAAAGAGGTTCTTCGTGACCTAACTGACATTTTTTCAAATCACAAATTAACTTACGAATATTTGGAATTTGACCTAAGTAAGTAACTATTTAATAATACAAGGGACAATTTTAAATTAAAATATGAACAAAAATTTCGATTATTTAGGTAATACATTTCAAATCCAACTACTAAATCAAATAGTGGTTGACAAGGACTTTTCATCGTCAATTATGGACGTGATTGAGTCGTCGTACTTTGACAACAAGTACTTCAAAATCATCTTACAGATGATAAAAGAATACTACGTAAAGTACGAATCAACACCTAATTTCGAAACTCTTGACCAAATTGTTAAATCAGAAATTACACAAGAAATCGTAGCAAAAGTGGTCTTGGATACCTTAAAACAGGTAAAAGATGCTCCTTTTGAAGGAACGACATTTGTTCAAGAGAAAGCTTTAAAGTTCTGTAAACAACAAGAACTTCAGAAGGCGATGGATAAAGCTCAGAAAATTATTACAGAAGGTGATTTTGAGTCTTACGATAAGGTTGAAGGGTTAGTGAGAAATGCGTTACAAGTCGGCGAAATCGACAAGGGACAAACAGATATTTTTGATAACTTGGATACAGTATTGGATGAGGATTATCGCCACCCAATCCCAATGGGAATTCCGGGAATTGATAGATTACTTAAGGGTGGTTTGGCTAGGGGTGAGATTGGTGTAATACTTGCACCAACAGGTGTTGGTAAGACAACCATTTTAACCAAAATTGCAAACACGGCATTCAACTTGGGGTACAATGTTCTTCAAGTATTTTTCGAGGATAACCCAAAAATTATTCAAAGAAAGCACTTCACACTTTGGACAGGTATTGAACCTGATAACCTAGTGAAAAACAAAGATGAGGTGATGTCAAAGATTACTGAAATTCAAGAGACCATGCAAAACAAGTTGGTTCTTAAGAAATTAGCGTCTGACACTATGACTATGAATCAAATCAAAAATCAGGTAAGAAAAATAATTGCTGATGGTAACAAAATTGATTTGATTATGTTAGATTATATCGACTGTATTCTACCTGAATCTACAAGTAAAGATGAGTGGAAAGCTGAGGGTTCTGTAATGAGAGGGTTCGAAGCTATGTGTCATGAGTTAGACTTAGTTGGATGGACCGCCACACAGGGTAATAGGTCTTCTATTTCAGCTGAAGTTGTAACTACCGACCAAATGGGTGGTTCGATTAAAAAGGCTCAGGTTGGTCACGTAATCATCTCTGTGGCTAAGACACTTCAACAGAAAGAAATGAACCTTGCAACTATCGCCATCACTAAATCACGTTTAGGTAAAGATGGTGTAGTTTTCGAGAACTGTAAATTTAACAACGAGTTACTTGAAATAGATACCGAGAGTTCGGTAACATTCTTAGGTTTCGAAGAACAACAAGAGGAGAGAAAGAGAGATAGGGTTAAAGAGTTGATGGAGAAACGAAAACAAAAAGAAGAACAAAAACAACAATCTTAATACAAAAAAATAAAAAAATAATTATGGAAAAAATTTTAGTAGAGAATCCTAATAGATTCGTCATCTTCCCAATTCAGTATGATGACATTTGGGAATATTATAAACAACATCAAGCAGCGTTTTGGACAGCAGAAGAGGTTGATTTAAGTAATGACATCAGAGATTGGAATAATCTTACTGAAAACGAACAATACTTCGTTAAGAACATCTTATCGTTCTTTGCGGCTTCAGATGGTATTGTTAACGAAAATCTTGCTGAAAATTTCTTAAAAGAAGTACAATATCCTGAAGCGAAATTCTTCTACGGGTTCCAACTGATGATGGAGAACATACATAGTTTAATGTATTCTCTATTAATCGACACATATATCTCAGACGAGAAAGAAAAACAATTATGTTTCACAGCGTTAGATAACTTACCTGCGGTTCAAAAGAAAGCGAAATGGGCTCTTGATTGGATTGAAAACGCATCTTTTCAAGAAAGATTAGTTGCGTTTGCTGCGGTTGAAGGTATATTCTTTTCAGGTTCATTCTGTTCAATCTTTTGGTTGAAGTCAAGAGGAATTATGCAAGGGTTATGTAATGCTAATTCTTTAATCTTTAAAGATGAAAATCTACACTGTGATTTTGCTATTCACATAGTTAATAATCACTTAGAGAACAAACCATCAGAAAAGAGAATTAAAGAAATTTTACTATCTGCACTTGAAATTGAAAAAGAGTTTATCACAGAATCGTTACCTGTTTCACTTATTGGAATGAATTCAAACTTAATGAAACAATATCTTGAATTCGTAACTGATGGATTATTAGTTAAATTTGGTTGTAAAAAAGAGTTTAACGTGGAACAACCATTTAAGTTTATGGAACAAATCGCTGTTGAAACAAAGGGTAATTTCTTTGAGTCAAGAACGATGGAATACCAAAAAGCAAAACTAAACGAAACATTATCTTTTGATTCTGATTTCTAATTTATTATTATTAAAAATATGATGTCACTAAAAATTAAAAAAAGGGGCGGTGAAGATGCGTCCTTTAATCCACAAAAAATCTATAGCAGAATTAAAAGAGCAGCAAAAGGATTAACTGTGAATTCTGATGAAATCTTCATTAAAGTTATTACTTCTGTACCTACGGAAGGTGTAATTACAACTAAAGAGTTAGATAAACTTGTATATGAAATCGCGGCTGCCTACACAGGTAGTCATCACGATTATTCAAGACTTGCATCGTCAGTTGCAATTTCTTCATATCATAAAGAAACCGACCCAAGTTTTTCAAACACAATGCATACGTTACATGTTGACGGTATTGTACATGACGAACTAATGTCAATTATTGAAAAATATGGTCCGAGTAAAATTGATGAGGTTATTAATCATGAAAATGATTATAACTTTGATTATTTTGCTTGGAGGTCATTACAGGAAATGTACTTGTTAAAAACACCTGAAGGTAAAGTTATTGAAAGACCTCAACACATGTATATGAGAGTTGCTCTATGGGTAACTAACACGTATGAAGAGGCTGTAGAATATTACAATTCATTATCAAACCAACGCATATCAAAGGCAACACCTATTATGATTAATGCGGGTACAAGAGTACCCCAATTAGCATCTTGTGTGTTACATTACAACAACTCCGACTCAAGAGAAGGGTTATTAAAAACTTTGAATGACATTTCAACCTATTCGTCGGACGCCGCAGGTATCGGACTATCAATGTCTAACATTCGTAGTAAAGAAAGTAGAATTAAATCATCAGGTGGTTTTGCCGGTGGATTGTTAAAATACTTAAAAATTGTTAACGAGTCATTAAGATTCTTTAATCAACAAGGTAGAAGACCTGGCAGTGCAGCTATCTACTTAGAACCATGGCATAGAGATATTATGGACCTATTGGAGATTAAAAAGAACACAGGTGCTGAAGAATTAAGAGCGAGAGATTTATTCACAGCGTTATGGATTCCTGATAACTTCATGAGAGCAGTTAAGAACAATGAAGATTGGTACTTATTCTGTCCTAATGAAATTATTAAGTCGGGTATTAAACCATTACAAGAATGTTTTGGTGACGAGTATGAAGAGAACTATCAAAAGGCAGTTGATTTAGGTATTGGTAGAAAAGTTAAAGCTCAAGACATTTGGTCTAAAATTATTGAGTCACAAGTTGAAACAGGTGTTCCTTATCTATGTGCTAAAGATAGTGCGAATAAAAAGACTAACCACCAAAACATCGGTGTAATTAAACAATCAAACTTATGTAATGAGATTTATCAATACACAGACGAGGAAACTACTGCAATCTGTACATTATCTTCTATTGTATTGAAAAACTTTATTGTTGATGGTAAATTTGATTACAAATTATTAATTGAAGAAGTTAGAAGAGCGGTTAGAGCGTTGAACAACGTTATTGATAAGAACAACTATTCAACTGAAAAAGGTTTGAAGGGTGGACTTGAACAAAGAGCAATTGCGATTGGTACTCAAGGGTTAGCAGATGTATTCTATTTAATGGATTACATTTTCACATCTGAAGAGGCAAAAATTTTAAACAAAAATATATTCGAAGCTATCTACTTCGCGGCTATCACTGAAAGTAACGACTTGTGTAAAAAAGGTATTAGAAAACCGTATAAATTCTTTGAAGGGTCACCAATGTCTAAAGGTATTTTCCAATTTGATATGTGGGGATTAAATGAATCTGAATTATTTTTGGATTGGGTAACTTTAAAAAATGACGTAAAAGAATATGGAGTTTGTAACTCACTATTCACGGCTCAGATGCCAGTTGCGTCTTCAGCTAAGATTACAGGTTCATTTGAAATGACAGAACCCGCTCACTCAGCGTTATTTAACAGAAGAGTTGTTGGTGGTGAAATCATGATTGTTAACAAATACTTAATTAATGATTTTGAAAAAATAGGGGTATGGTGTGAAGATTTGAAAAATGAAATCATTGTGAACGAAGGTTCAATTCAAAACATTAACTTTAATCAATACCTTGACCCTGAAGATAGAAATTACAATAAGAAGGTTAAGAGAATTGAACACTTGATTCCAAAATACAAAACGATTTGGGAAATTTCACAAAGAGAATTGATTGATATGGCGGCGGACAGAGCTCCGTTTATAGACCAATCACAATCTATGAACATCTATATGAGTAATCCTACGTTGTCTAAAATCACATCATCACATTTTCACTCGTGGGAAAAAGGTTTAAAGACATTATGTTACTATGTTAGAACAAAGGCGATTTCAACAGGAGCAAAACACTTGGCAGTGGATATATCAAATATTAAAAAACCAAATGTAACACCTGAACCACCTAAGGTAGATTACTCACATTTAAATTTACCACCA